GCCGCCGCGCCCATCTTCAACTTCGGCGCCACCGGCTACAACGTGGACGCCGCCAGCGCCGGCCAGGAGCAGGCGCTGGCGCAGTACCAGAAGACGGTGCAGACCGCGTTCAAGGACGCGCTGGATTCGCTGGCCGCCAACAACAGCGCGCGCGAAGTGCTGCAGGCGCAAACCACGCAGCTGGCGGCGCTGAACCGCACGCTGAAGCTGGCCGGCCTG